CCTCGTTCTTGCTGCGTCGTCATCGGTCAATACTCTGCCGTGGTTCTCCAAACTCGATGAGAACACGGTTTGACGGTATCCCAAGATTCCCACTTCTATCGGAAACCTGAAGATTCAAAACGTCCATGTAATAGTTTTGCGGGTTGTTCGTGCCGTCGTCGCTGCGCCACGTAACCTCGACAAGAGGATTCGAGTATCGAGCAGCAAGCAGGTTCTTGACCTGTTGTGAAGGCGGAACCCCGGCAACCGTTCGCTCAACCTTGATAAGCGCACGCACACCAAAGATCGCAGGAACACGCTTGCGATAGGTCAAGAACATCTTGTGCAAGTCAGGCGTCGCTGTGACCGTAGAGTCACGCGTCCACGTAACCCTGAACTTGATGTACCTGTTCGTCACACCCGTTACATCAGAAGACGAGGGAAGCGTGTATTCGCTCTCTCCAGTCGCCGTCTTGGTCGCGAGCGTGGTGTAACTTTCGATAAGATCAATCGCATACTCAAACTTCAAAGTAGCGTCTGAACTCGGGTGCGTAGAGTCCACCCAGAGCGACAGCGCAAGTTTGTCCTGGTTGCTTACACCGCCGTCAAACCACGGAGTTTCCAACTCGGCAGTCGTGTCGTAGTTCTGCTCCGATATCTGTGTCGGGTTGATAACGTCAACCGGAAGTTGCATGTAATAAACACGCTGGTTGTGCGCCCACCACATTCGATAAGCGTTGTACGAACTCGACACAAGAGCCGAAGAAATTGCTCTTCCTACTTGTGGAGATACCCACTTCACTTCCCATCCTCGACCGTCCCAGCCAAGAATGTGAGAAAGACCTCTGGATACGCCAAACGTGGAATAACCCACACCGGCCATTGCCATGACGCCTGTGAACGGGCGTGTCACGAGAGTAGTCGTACTGACTGCGGTAGTCGCATCAATAACTGCAAGCAACTCGTTGTGGGACTTGAGAAGTTGGCTGATAGCCCCACGCCGGGTTGCAGGCAGTCCGTCGTCAAGGTCCGGGCCTACAACGTCTACAACAGTCTGGTCTGAACCTGCCTGGAATCGGTAGATAGCGTTCCCGGCTGAGTTGAACAGTTGGCCTCGAAAGACTTCATGCCCATCTCCACCTTGAGGATGGAAGGGAAGCTGAAGGTCTGTCGGAACGAAGCGAGTGTTTACGTTGTCGTGAACATAGAGGGTTGTTCGTGTGTGGGCATAAATGTGCTGCTCACGATCTGGGCCACGAGCAATCTCTAAGCCTGTGACAACCTGTCCGTCCACTGGCAAAAGCGCATCAGGCGTCCAACTGCCTGACAGGTCGTCTGTGTAGTAAAGCTGGCCTGTTGCATCTATACCCCAGAGGAAGTCGTTCCAGAACACCACGTACTTGATGTCGGTCGTGTTCGACGCCCAGGTATCTGAAGCCGTGGCGTAATGGACTTCTGATCCGGTCGCAATAACAAGCGTATCCGTCGCTGTATCGCTTGGATAAAGTTTCCCCGATGTCCAATCGGTCGCATCATTGTTAAGTGTGACAACCGACGATCCCCACGAGTCAGCACCGTTGCTGTAGACGTGAACCTTTACTCCAACGCAGGAATAGATTTGATTCTTGAAGTCGGCAAGAAGGGTTATGTCGGCAACGGTTGAGTCCGCTGCTGTAGTGACTGCCTGTATCGGCAGGACAAGGTGGCCTCGATGACGAAGCTGCGCTGTAGACCACCACGCACGGTTGCCGTCTGTGCGGATGTCCATGACGTTGATACCGATACCGTCACGGAGGTCGGTCACTTCCCATGTGGAAGCAAGCGGGTTGGATGCGTCGGTCGTATCCCCGATAACGACTTTACCGGGAGGCTGTGAGATATCGAACCACGACACATCACCGTCCAGTTGATAACGCTCACCGTTAATGCTGATCTCGCCGTCTTGGATAATGCGCGCTGCCATTAACTGATCGACCTTCCAGACGTGAACTCAGCTACCCACTCAATGTCGTCGTTGGTACTTGCGGCGTTTCCCTGAAAGTTACTGAACCGTTCATGGATATCGAGAAGTTGAAGAGAGCCACCTGGCACTAACGTAATGCCGTAGGAACTCGTAACAGTCGCGGTACTGCCATCTCTACCGAGTCTCCCGATAAAGACGTTCCCGCTGTTTGCTGCCGGTGCTCTGAACTCAATCATAGTAACGACAGAACCAGCACGTATAACAGCTTGCGCTGCAAGGTCTCCCGAAAATTTCTCAGCAGTCCCGGCTGAGTTGATGTTGAGTCGTCCGAAGTCAACTGCCATTAGAAACCTCGTGCGTTAATCATCAACCCAGATTGTGCCTTGTGGAAGACGCTGACGACTCATCCACAATTCTGCAAGACCTTCAAGACGTTCTGCTTCAAGATGATCTGCTTCACGTCGCCCTGCGTAACGATTCCCACGAGCACGCATCAACCAGGCGGTTGTCCGCATAATCAGGTACTCAGGCTCAACATCGCAGGTAGATGAATCAGCCGTTAAAGCGGTCGGCTTTTTGTAGCCTTCCATCTTGAGAAGAGAATAACGTGTCTGGTTGTAAGCAGTCCCGTTTAGAACCAACTCTCGACGGTCTTTGTCACGCGTGTAGTTCGCTCGGCTCACTCGACTCCATATAGAAGAGTCCTCAACGAAAGCCCGAACCTCATCCAGCCATACCGTAGCGGCCCCGATATCTGACGTGTGTATCAATCCAACAGAAATGATCGCTGTGTCGCTGTGCGGGTTTGCTAGAGCCACCTGATGCCGTGTCCACGTACCGGCGGAGGTCGCAGGTATGGCAAGTTCTTCTGTTGTAGCTGCGGCAGAGGCCGAAGCCGAGAGTCGAAGACGCAACTGTCCCGCAGTTAGCGCAACAGTCGATTTGATCCAGAACTCCACCGTGTCGTACCCGGACAGATCGAGCGAAGAAATGTTGTCGGAAGCAATGATGTCCGTTGCTCCCAGTCCAGCAGCAAGCACAAACTTATTTGCGCTATTCCCACTGGCGTAGTCTTCCCCGTCGGCACTGGCCGTTACGTCAGTGTCTACCAACTCGTCGAAGACCGTGTTGCAGTTATGAATCGAGGTCCACGTATACGAAGAGCGATAGTTCAAATGTTGCAAGCCTACAAACGCCGTTGGGAACTCGTAGTTCCTGCGATCCCTGTAGGTGTGCAAACTGATGTCTGTAGACGGAGGCGCACCCTTCCGAGTGATCGTCCGTACAGCCCGGTCAATCATGTCGTGGACACGCGCTGGAGGCATGTCCTCGTCCCAGGACTCGTAAGTATCTCCGTCCGCTGTTGAAGCGGCTAGGACATCTCCCCGAGTAGTAAACGTGGTTGAAGAACCGACGTATGAGGTCTGAATCCGAATCGACCCGTCGTTTGTCCCAGACGTAAAGACGATGTGATTACCGTTCTCGTGGTCGTCGGCGTTAGGCATTTCCGCATCTACGCCGGTCGAGGTCGAGCCAGAACCAGTCATAGTCCCGACACGTATTGCACCGAGATTGTGACCTATAGATTTGCGAAGTTCTTCGCGAGTCTGCCCGACGATTACAGCCATGACTTAAACAGTTACTTCCATTTCGGGATGTGCCGAAGACATGTGCAAGCGAGTGTTCCGATTCTTCTGCTTAACAGTCCTACCCTTCATCGGCTTCTCACAGAATAAGCACTCCGAAAGGATTTCCTCAACCTTGACAGGCTTCGACTCAACCTCTGCTTCGATAACAAAAGTTTCGGGAACTACTTCTTCCTCTTCCTCAACTGGAGCAGCAACCTCGATTGGAGGTGCAGCCTCATTAACTGCGGCCACCGGAACTAACAGGTCTTCGGTAGGCGTGTTGGCGCGAATAAGAGCCTGTCGAACAAGTCGCTCTTCCTCGTCAACCTTCTGCTGTTCAATGTCCTGAAGTTGCGCCCACTCGTTCTTGTGACGGTGCTGCATGTGCAACCGCATCTGGAACTCACTGGCGAGATTGCCCGACTTGCAAACCGGAAGACCCATACGGTCATACACAGGACGGTCTTCAGAATCTGGATGGAGCATACAGAGCGTACTGCCACGCCACGGCTCGATTGCTGGCTTAACAGTCGTAAAGCAACGAACACCATCGTCGTTCACCTTGAGAAGTTGAGCGGCAAGCATGTTCCGGTTGACCTTACTCGGCTCACCCGTGAACTTGTCCCAGACAGTGACCCAGCCAGCAGACTCCATCTCTTCTATCGTGATTCCCCACGGAGTCTCTTTGCTTGGCATCTGAACCAGGCCGTCTCCCATGCCCGGAGAGATCGCATCCTGGGCAAGCAAGGCAAGTTCCTCTGGACGCATTTCTTCTTCGCTGTCTAGGACTTGGTTGCTAAGTTCTGCGAGTTCTTTCATCGAGGGCATCTATCGTTTGTCCTTCGCTAGTGAACCAGTGGTCTTTCGTCCGACAAGATTTCGTTGCTGCTTGTCTTTTTCGTCTTCATAAGATGTCAAATAATCTTGCGCTGACATCGCCGGGATATCGTCCCAGTCAAACTTCTTGCCCCGCAAGTTGTCTGCGTAATCTAAAAGAGACGCTACAGTCTCCCAGACATGCCCACGCCCTCGCTCGTCTACTGTACCGCCGATGATGTTCAACTGCTTTGTTATTCCAAAGGCAGATGCTGGCCCCATATCAGTCCGATGCTCGACAAGCCGGTCGTTACGAACAACCTTGACGATCTGATACCGACGTGGAGGACCGAAGTCGGGAGAAGGCAAATTTAACTCCTCAAGACTCCAGGCAGGTTCGTCCTTGCGGATAGAGAAGGTTCCGACTAATAGCGTCACGCAACAGGTTCCTGTTCTGCCTGCTCAAAATCGGTGACGCTAAACCCGCCATCACGAAGTTCGATCTGGTCAAGAGTAACTGTCTGGTTCTTGAGCATGTGGATCACAGATACCGTGGCATCAAGCTGCGACTGCAACTCGTTAAGTTCTAATAACTGCCTGCCGATGATCTCTTCTGCGCTCATAGGTCGCCTTTGCTCTGGAGGTTTTGAAGGTCGTTCAATACCTTTTGGAGGTTCTTCGCCTTCAAACCTTACCCTTGTTTCGTCAAGAGATAATCCTGTGAGGATAGCAACTTGCCTGTGCCAGAGATGGCGAGGCATGTCATCTTCCCCATTCCAGTCTAATGGGCCGTCTACCCAGGTATCAGTGTTCGCATCCCAGAAGGCTGGAATCTCTTGCACGAACTCAGGATAGTCCTCGAACATCTTTTGTTCCATGCAACAGACTCGTACACGGAGAGTTCTACCAAGATACGGATTTGACCAATCACCAATCCTTTGGAAAACACAATCACAAAGATCATCCCCGTGAGTCCAGACTATTTCTGGAATCTCACGAGAATGAAGATTTTGGCCTAGTGGAAAACTACGTTCCAAACTACAGCCTCTTTGTTAGCCCACGCTACTGACTGTGCCATCAGCAATGATTTTTCTCAGCACAGTGTCATTAGCCATCAAAGCACTAGAAGTAACGATGGCCCCAGCAGCCTGTGTCCCAGTTTTGAACACAATCGCTGAAGTCGGCTCAGTTGATGCAAAAGCCGTTTCTGCACCCATGTAAAGGTTCTGGGCAACTACGTGAGCATCGCCGGTCGTGACCGTAAGGTCGCCGGTTGCAGCAGTTAAACCGCTTGCATTTATGTTACCGACACGCGTGCCTCGGTAATAAAAGTCGAGCCTGGAGTTAGCGGAATCGTACCGCCACCCACTATGAATCGAAGATACTGCCATTTTGTTCTCCTAGATGCGAAAAGGTTCGCACCTGAATCTAGGTTAGTTGTTGCCCCCGCCCCGAAGGGCGAGGGCGGTTTCACCTATCGGCTAGGCGTTCCAGTCACGGTTTGACTTGACGAGAATGTAATCTACGTCAAGAGTCTCGATAGCCGCTCCCTTTGCTTCAACACCTACACAAAGTGCAAGGTTTACAGAGGTAGAAGCAGCACCTTCAACGGTCTTCTTCAAGTCACCGTCGATGTACCAACGAGTGTCCCCGTTAGAGTCGATCTCAAGTTTAAGAACCTGCCACTCACCAGCCACAGCGTCATCGTCTAGGTCCAATGACCCGGAGGCTGTAACAGCACTGGCAGTCCCACCGTTGTAAACAGCGTGCCAATCTTCGTCATCACTAAGTTCTGCTGACAGGAAGAACCCAACGAAGTCTGAAGCTGTATTCGTTATCGTTGCAGTAGCACCCGTGAGGATGTCTGTTTCGATTGAAAGCGTCTCAGGCGGAATGTCTGAAAAGCCAATGAATACTTCTTTAGTGTCGATGTTTTCCATTTGGACACGAGTTTCAAGAACAATCGTCCCACTAAGGCCAACATCAAATGCTGCCTGAGTGCCAACCAATGTCGTGTGGTTATCTTCATTGGTTGTGGTAATCCGACCAGCACCAGAAAGAACCCCAGCAATAGTTGGAACACCAGCATCCGTTTCAGCAGAACCTTGTCCGCCGACACAGAAAGGGCCAAGTGATCGAAGTTCCGCCGTGTTAGCGACTGAATCTTCGCCGTAGAAGTCGTAGAAAAGTCGGATGCGACCCGGCTCTCCTTGAGCGTTTATAGCCATTTTCTATTACCTCGTCCCCTTACCGATAAGGCGGGTTTGGGACTAATTGTTTAGAGACTCTAATTGAGCCTCTAACTAGCATCGTTAGCTAGTCGGAGTAGTTGCGTCACTCTGAATCTCGAAGAGCCAGTTGCCCGAAGATCGCTCGGCGTACGCGTACTCGTCGCGGTGAAGCATGTTAGTGCCACCACCACCGATGAACTCGTCACGAACCATCTTCACAAACGGCGCACGAGCCTGACACAGAACGATGGCTCCACCGGGACCGGAGGCGAAAACGCCACCCTTTGCGTCCGGGGTCGAGTCAAGCGGAATGTTGTCGTCTTGGAAGAACGCTGCGTCTGCAATCGGAAGCATGTAGCCTCTGCCGTAAACTTCAGCGGTCGAACCAGCAGGAATCGGGTACGTCCCTACTCCTGAAATCAACTCGTCGTACAGGTCTTTCGCCTGAAAGCCGTGGAGCACGAAAGAAACCGGGCCATCCCACGTCTCGGTAGCGTTGCTGCGGATGCGAAATACACCTGCGGCCACATGCCCGGACGTAAGGGTCGTGCCAGTTCCGCAAAGGGACGTGGTAGCACCGTCAAGAACGGTGATGCCGTCAATGTCCTTCTTGCGCTCAATAGCGTTCTGAGCAAGCGCACCCGTCTTCGCAATCACGTTCTTCGAGACGTTGCGAGCCGCACGGTCCGTAAGGAACGTGTGAACCGAAATCATTTCGGGCGTGATTGAAAACGGAGTGTCTGCGAGAACCTGGGGATTGTCTTCCTCAGTGGTCTCGGTGATTGCTGATGCAGTCAACTGCGCCAGCGAGATTTCTTTCCACGTATTGCCAACTCCCGTAC